GTTTCAAAAAATGTCTGCAAAAGCGTCTCAGCTTGCCGGAAACATAGATGTTTCAAAGCGCAGGATGGCAGAACTTAACGCGAAGCAGAAGCCCATCAAAAAAGAATTTGACCGGATGAAGAATTCTGCCGATAAAGCATTTAAAACAGCCTCGTCCGGCGCGGAAAAAATCGCGGGGCTGTTCAGCGCCCTTGCGTCAAGGCTAAAAGGAATCGCATTCTCATCAAAGAAAAGTGCAGGGATGTTCAGCACATTTGCGTCAAGGCTGAAAGGTATCGCGTTATCGCTTTTGGTATTTAACTGGATAACAAAAGCATTTAATGCGATGGTGTCCGGAATGCAAAAGGGATTCTCAAACCTTGCAAAATATTCTGAGCCGTTGGCAAATTCATTTCAGACGCTAAAAAATTCCCTGGTTACGCTTGGAAATGCGCTTGCAGCTGCCTTTGCACCGATTGTCCAGATAGCAATTCCGTATCTAAATGCGCTTATAAACGGGAT